TGACCCAATCCTTGCTGCCGAGTGAGAGGCCCGTCGCGCTCGGCCATTCGGCGCCGATCCAGTCGTCGAAATAACACTGGAAGGTATCCGTCGTCGATCCAGCGCCGCCGCCGCCGATGTAAGCATTCGTGATCGTGTCGGTGTTGTTGATGCCGCCGTTCGCGCCGCTGCCGACGCCGAGCGCAGTAATGACCAGCACGCCGTTGATGTAGACGCGAACATTGCCGCCGATCTTCACTTCGGTGAGAATGTCGCACTTATACCAGCGGCCGACCTCGTATTGCGCCGACGACGTGCCGATCGGCGTTTCGAGCCCGGCGTCGCTGATGTTGTGAACGACGAGACGCCGATCGACGGAGAAGTTCAGCGACGCGCCGCGGAACGCGCCGCCCGCGAGCTTGACGCGCCACATGCGCGACGTCAGATTCGCCTCGCTGATCACCTTGAAGTAGAACCGATCCCATTGCTTATTCGCGGCGGCGTCGCCCGATTGCGTGACGGCGACAATGTATTCGGAGCTGCTCGCGTAGTAGTAACCCATCCCGTCCGCATGCCGCGACGCCTCGCGCATACAGTTCACCGCGCCGCTGCCCGCGTTCATCATTTCGGGTGAATCGCCGCTCTCAAACCCGACCAGAAACTTACGTTTCGCGATCGCCGTGGGCGGCGGAATCACGCCATCGACCTCAGCCGATCCGCTCAGATAACGAAACTTGCCGACCCAGTGGTAGGTGACGACCGTGCCGAACAGGAACGACAGCCCAAACCAGCCGCCGATCTTCTTTGTGAACGTCGCGACGCCGGTCGGATACTGCGAACCCGGCCCGCCTGACCCCATGAACCACGGCGAAGTGATGTGCGGCGGCGGCGTCCAGGTGTTCCCCGGCACCAGTAGAAACGCGCTATACGTGAGCGCGGCTTCTTGGGGCGCCATGCGGATCCCGTCTGGATGCAACGCCTGTTGTGCCTCGACGACGGCCATGTCGGTAAGCGCGATCGTGTATTCGAGGTATTGAGTCTTTGCCATCGCAGAACGATCCCCTCACGCTACGCGGGAGCCCGAAGGCCCCCGCGCGTGTGCCTTACCTGCTGGGTTGAATTACTCGGCGCCGAGAGGATTCGCCCCGCTCGTCGCTTTGCCCGCGAGCTTGTCGCTCAGGACCTCGTCGTGCTGCCGGTTGATCTCCTCCTGCCCGGTCGTCGTCTTCTCCGGCGTGCTCTTGGAAACGCGCTCCATCCACACCGTCGAGAACTCGCCCTCGTTCTGGATGGTGAACACGTTTCCCTCGCGACGCCGAATGTTGTCGTAGAAGCCCGGCTGGGTCGCGCGGACCTTGAAGGGCCCGCCCTTGCCCGCGGCTTTCTTCGGTGCGTTGCCCGCCGCGGCTGCGGCCGTGGCGCCCGATGCGCCCGCGGCCGTCGTCGCCGCTCGGGCGGTCTTCTTGCGTGCTGATTTTCTCTTCGTCATGGGTCCCCCGGTTTACGTGAATCGGCCGACGCCGAGCGCGGTCGCTCCGGCTCCGGTCGTGACCTTCCAACCCGGCGTGGTCGCGTTCTTCGCAACCGCACCGATCGGAACACTGTAGACACCGATCGGCGTGTTCGCCGCCGTGATCGGGATTGCGGCGCCGTCGCCGTCCTTGATCGAGCACGTTCCCGTCGCCGCGGTCCCAACGGACACGATGATCCGTTCGAGCACGTCGCCGAGACGACCGTTCGGGCCGAGGATTTGATCGGTCTGCCCGGCCGCGACCGCTTCGTAATCGCTTCCTTTAACCATCGGACCTCCTACGCTACGGTTCCGAGGTTCTTCGATTGCAGGACCCAGAGCGTCGCGCTCGCCGCGTAGAACTCGAACCCGCAACCGGCTTGCGCGGGCGCGGTCCATGTGATCTTCGCTCCGGCCGTGCCGTCGCGAAGCGTCGAGCCCGTGAACGTGAAGACGTGCGCGAAGTCCGTCGCGCTGAGGACTTGGATCCGGCGACCGACGTTCGCGGCGCCGGGCGCGGCCACGCTCACCAGGCACGCCGATCCCTTCGTGACGACATACGTCAGATCGACAGTGATCGGGAGCGCGCCATCAGCCGCGAGTAATTGCGGCGGCTCGGCCTGAAAGCGCGGAGAGTGCGGGTAGTCGATGATGCGCGGAAGTGGCATGTTCGTAACTCCTTTATTGGCATGTTGAAACGACGAACGCCGGAAGGACCCGTGGGCCCCTCCGGCTCAATGACGATCCGATTAGCTCGACTAACTGATCGTGAACCCGCTCGCGTGATGCACCGGCAAGATCGAGAACAGATCGTGCGCGGTCAGCCAGGCCGTTCCCGACACGGTTCCGCCCGCGGTCGTGACGCGGATCCCGAGGAACCGCTGCGTCGGCGTGCCCATCGGAAGCGGAATAAAGAACAACGCGCCCGCGACCATTTCGGCCAACGGGATCGAGCGCGCCGCGTGAACGAGGATACCCGCGGTCAACGCGGCATCCGACGCCGAAATGATTTCGATCAACGACGCGGCCACGGTGCCCGACGTTGTGCAGGCGAACCCGAACCCCATCGGCTCGCCGGTTCCGATCTGTCGCTTCGGCGTGACGTTGCCCAGGTCGATCGATTCGGACGACACTGCCGCCGCGCCGAACGCCTGAGCGTTGCTCACTCGCAAAAAGGCATCAACATACATGGTGATTCTGCTCCTTGTAAAGTCGTTGAAACGTGAAGACCCAGGGCGTCGCCTAGACGACCGTGGCCTCCGTTTCGAGCAACGCATCGACCGTGTTGATCGGGATGCCGCGGAACGTCGAGCGACGCTTGCCGTCAACGTCGCCGTAGGTCAGGCCCCCGCCGCTCGTCACGTCGTCGCGGCCCTGAATGTCGAGCATCTCGAACGCCGTCCGGTTCATGTAGAACGCGGGCTTGCCCATCTTCAACGACGGGATTCGGTGGATCGCCTTGATCATCAGCTCCGTCAGATCCGCGGCCGAGACTTTGGCGACGAGATTCGACGTGTCGATGTTCGCGATTCTGACGACGTGGCGCCAGTCCTTCAGGGCGATCCCGCCCTTCCACTGCCACCGCTCGACGAGCGCGACCATCCGGGCTCCGGCGACGCCGCCCGCCGACTGGATGATGACTTCGCCCTTGTCTTCGTGGATGAGCCCGGCCTTCGAGCCCTTCGGGAAGATCCCCATGACGGTGTTTTCTGACCAGTTGATCAGCCACACCGACATATTGTCGGACCCGACGCCGCCGCCGCTGATGATGTTCCGGCCGTTGCCCGCGGTCGTCAGCGAATAGCGCGGCGAGAGCCCCGTGAACTCCTCGGGCGCAAGCCCGCCGTTCCCGTAGAACAGGGTCTGCGCCATTTCCTGATTCATCGCTTCGATAAAGGCGCGAGCCTCCGAGAGCCGGAACGATGAAACGTTGCCGTTGAGGATCGCGAGATCCTTGTCGACTTCCGACCACGCTTCGAGCATGCCGATCTGCTCGTCGATCTGCGCCGTCGTGCTCTTGCTCGCGGCGACGCCCGCGTTCAACAGGCGCCAGGCCACGGCCGGGAGTCCCGTCCGAACCGTCGTGCGATGCCCGGTCGGCAGGTTGCCTTCGACCCACCGCATATCGGTAAGGATCTCGTTCGTCTGTGAAAGCAATTCGACGATCGTCGGAACCTTGCCATCGGGATCAAGACGCTTCGCCCAATCGGCCAGCGTGAGAGCACCCGTGCTCAGCACCGCGCCGAAGACAAGAACGCCATTCGTCAGGATCGAGGACCAATCGAAGCCCAGGTCGAGGGAACGGCCGACGTGCTGCACCGCGCCAAGATCCACGGTGAACAAGGCCAGCACACACATTACCAACAGTGAAAAACGCATAGCTTCTAACTCCTTCGTCGAATCATTTCCCGTCGTAGAGCTTCTCTTCGATGGTCTGCGCCGCGCCACCTTGCGAGCCGCCCGCGCCGGGCTGATCCTCGGCCATCATCTTCCCGATCTTTGCCAGGAAGCTAACGATCCGAATGTGATTACCGTAGCCGCTCTTGTCGAGAAGGGCGCGAAGTTCCTTGCCCTCTTTCGTCGAAGCAGGCTCCACCCGATCGAGGACGGACTTCGCGAGCCCCTGAGTCGCCGTCAGGTTCTCGCCGCCCCATACTGGATCGGCGTTCGTCGTCGCGAGGAAGCGCGTCGATTGTTCGATCAGCGTTTCATTGTGACGATCGAGCGCGCCTTGCGCCTCCTCGTTCGTCCAATCGTTTTCGCGGGCGATCTGTTCGATCACCTTCACGTCGCTGTCGTCGATCGTGCTTTTCTCGGGGATCGTCAGCGTGTATTTATCGGGTGCCTTCGGCGCCGCCTTGCCGCCCTTGTCGCCCGCCGCTGCCGCGCCCTTGTCGCCTGCTGCTGCCGCCGCTGCTGCGCCCGCGTCCGTCCCGGCCTTGCCGGGCTCCGCGTTTGCCGCCGCTGCCGCCGCTGCTCCCTTGTCGCCTGCCGCCGCGCCGCCCGCGCCTGCGGCCCCTTTGTCGCCTGCTGCCGCCGCTGCTGCTGCGGCTCCGGTATCGGTGTTACCCTGCCCGGCCGCGGCTTCATTCGTCGTCGCCATTACTCACCCTCTCCTCGGATCGTTTGGTTTGCGTTGCTTCCGCTTCGGTCTGATCGGACTTCAATCGCGCCTGGTTCTCGCGCATCATCAGAAAAAACGCTTCTTCGTCCGCGGCCATGACTTCCGCGACGAGCCAATTCCCGACGTGCTGAATCCCGGCGTTGAAATGAATGCGGCTCGACGGGTCCCACACGTCCGAGCCCCACTTGCAATAGCCGAGCACCCGCCACACGAACCGGCGACCGGGCTCCGTCTTCAGGAGCGCGACCAGATCGACCATCTCGCGCTCGCGGGCTTGCTTCTCTTTGCGCCCGGCCGCGCGAACCTGTCTCGGGTCCGCGGCGTTCCGAACGAGTGGACGTGGGTTCTCAGCCATTAGACATTGATCGTGCTGTATTCGTCGGACCCGCGCCCCACGATCATCCACGTATGGCCGTTATCCAGACCCGGTTGCCACTCGAAGATCACAAATCCCCCGCGCCCGGCCAGGCCGAGGAGCGTCACGCTTTGCACCACGGACGCCACGCCGAAGTCAGCCGGGGGAAGATGCTGGATCACCGCGCCAGGGCCCGCGATGACGCGCACGTTATCCTGCTCCGCCGCGTCGGCGAGTGCCCACACGATGACCCGCTGCCCTGCAACTTTCCCGGCCGGGAGAATCACGCGATCGCTGTCGCTGTTCGCGCCGCTCGTCACAAGGACAACGACCGTGTGCATTTTCTCTAGCCTGATCTCCGGGTAGGGCGCGACGGCGCGCGAGCGTATTAGGTCGAACGCCTGATCGAGCCCATACAGTTGCACCACGATGATCCCGCTGGCGTGCGCGGAGCACCGAAAGCGATGACGGGCGAGGCTCCCAGGTTCGATCACGCGGCACTCCGGCGCCGAGATCGTGGCGATCTGCTCCCACACCTTATCGCCGCCCTCGTCGCTCTCAAGGACGACCGTCCCGACAAAGGTCCCGGTCACAAGAGCCGCGATCCGATTGCCGGGCTGTGTCGTTAACACAGGGCTCACGCCGATCGCGGTGAAGCCCTTGACCGCCTCTTGGATTTCGATCATTACGCCACCGCTGCCGCGTTACCGACGACCCGGCTTAGGGCCGTATCGCCTTCCATTGGCGTATTTCCCGCGGACTGCACCGCCGCGGCCGTGTCCTTCATGACTTGCGCTTGCGCGAGCTGATTCTGTTGTTCGCGGATCTCCGCGGCGCGGGCTTCGGCGTCTTCGTTCGAGCGAATGATCTTCGGGTTCGTGCCGAGCATTTCGCCGTAGTCATCGATCGCGACGCCTACGTCGATCTTATGCACCGCATCAGGGAACACGGACGCGAGCCCCATCGCCGAAGTCATCAGGCGATCGAGCCCCACCACGCCGACGAGCTTTTGCGCTTGCGCGAGAATCGAAATGTATTCGACCTTGAGATCCACGCCGTCGAGCTGTTCGGGCGGAGTCGGGATCAACCCGGCCAGGTCCATCATTTCGTAGATGCGATCGACGATCGGATCGAGAAGTTCGTCGTTCGTGCGTTCGAGGACCGGGCCGAGCGCGATCAGCTTTTCTTCGTGACGCTCCTCGACCTCGCGAGCCGTCACGGGTTGCGCGCCGCGCATGTCGTCGGAGCGCGCGAGCATCAGGAACAGATCCTCGTAGAAGCTCCGCTGGATCCGGTATTGCACCTGCCCGATATCCGCCGACAAGTGATCGATCCGCAAGTTGACGTCGTGAATCGACTTCAACCCCTGCTGCCCTTCGCGCACGTCAACGTAAGTGATATCAGCCGGGAGAAGCGAAGTCTTTTGCGTGCGAAGGCTCGTCGGGCCCGTCAACGGCGGATCGACCATCTTCGCGATCGCTTGCCCCTTGCGACGCTGCATGATCTGAAGCTGCTTCACGTCGCCGAGCGCGGTCATTCCAGGGCAATCGGTCCCGTAGCTATCGCCGTCCGTCACGTCCCACCGCGGGCACATGACCGGGAACGATCGGAACCCGCTCTCGCGAAGGAACGTCTTCGCGGGCTCGTTAGCGCCCGGCTCATAGTGGAAGCTCGAAAACGGGAGATACTTCGCTTCGAGCTTGTTCGGGTTGCGCTGCTCGTTCGGCTCGACGAGCCAGCCCACCGGGATCGACGTTTGATACTCGCCGCGGTCCCACAGGCCCTTCACGATCGACGAGATTCGCGACCAATCCACGTCCCGCCCGCCATCGATCGATCCGAACTCCTCGACGATCTGTCGAACGGTCAGCTCGTATTCACGAACGAACGTCGTCACAAGCCCGCGCTTGTTGAGCCCCAGAGCGAACGACCCGAGCGCGTAGGGATAGCACCGAAACAGGTCCTTCGAGTCCGGCAGGATACCGACGCCCGCGGTCCCGAACACGCCCAGATCGCCATAGACAACCGGGAAAGCGTTGTAAAGGTTCGTTTGCGCGAAGACCGTCAACATGCGCTGGGTTACTTCGTGAAGCCATTCCTTCACCGGCCCGAACTTCGCCAGGTCTGGATCGGGAGTCGTGAGCTTCATCCACGGCCGCGCGGGCGAGGTAAGCCCGGCATGCAAGCCGCTCGCGAGGGTGCGCGCCGAGAAGCGCGCCGTCGAGTCGATGATCTTTTGGTTGCGCTTGTCGCCGCGCTCTTTATCGCCGGTCCAGAACCGCGTCCGGCGCGGGATAATGTATTCGGCCAGCTCGCCCCAATGCGTATCGAACCCGCTCTTTCGGATATCGATCAACGACGCGCCGAGCTGCTCGACGCGCTCACGCTTCGACTTCTCGCTTCGCGTGCCGTCCGACTTGCGATCGTAGAAGCCCGCCATTAGGACCCGAGCAACGAAGCCCGCGCGTAACGCGGTTTGACCGGCTGCGTCGAGGAGACGGGCGTCTGCGGATTCGACAACAGGGAGCCCGCCGCCGCGCGCTTGCGGACCTTCACGGCCGCGGCTCCGGCTGCGGCCTGCTGCTGCCCCGGATCGGCGATCGGCGGCGCGGGCGGTTTGATTGTGTCGACGGTCGTATCGGTCGGCCCCGGCGCGAGCTGCTTCGCGTTGGGTGCTTTGTTCGCGTTGCGGTTTTGCAGATAGGACATCAGCATCGATCCGCCCATGAGCGCCAACGACGTAAATCCGGCCATGAGGGTTACAGTCCTTTGATGTATGCCGTTTCGACGGCCTGATATCCGCTGTGTTCGTAGAAAGTCCCCACGGTCGAACCCGCGGGCGCGACCATTTTTACCATATTTGCACCGTTTCTAGTAGCCCACTCTTCGGCATGCCGCAACATCTTGGGTCCGATCGACCCGCCGCGGGCTCTCGGCTCGACCCACCACGCGACCTCTTCGGCGATTATTTGGCTGCTTAACTGATGGGGAACGACGATCATTGCGAGCATGCCGATCACGCCCTCGTCGACGCCTTGCACCCACCGCGGATCGCCCGCGCCGTGCTCGGCCAGGAAGATCGCGCCGAGCTGCATCACAAGCGCGATCATGCTGTCGATCGCGTCCGGCGTGGCCGCGCGCCTGAAGATCGTTCCGTAAAGCGACTCAGCAAGGAAGCGCGTCGTCATCGCTCGAATTCTCGGGCCGTCCTCGAGAATCGCTTCGCGGATGATCAATTCATCTCCCGGCGCCGTTGCATGCGCGCGGCCTCGCGTTTGGCTTCGGTGGATATCGCCGCGGAGATTGCGCTCACGTCTTCGACCGGCCACCAGACCGGGACGCTCGTCCGTTTGGAATCGCACTCGAAGCAACGCCGGGACTTCGCCCAGGGTCGAGCAACGCTCTTAATCAACAGCTCGACGTGCCCGCATTCGTGGCAAGTGATCTGCCCGGCAATGTAGCGATCTGCATCGCCGGGCCGATCGCGCGTCATCGCTTCTTCGCTTTCTTCCCGGCGACGTTCGAGCCCGCGAGCCGCGCGGGCGCCAGGTTCTCGCCGTCCTGATTCGCCGCCGCGTGATACCCGTCCTCGAACGCGCGCTGGCTTTCCGTGTTGAACGGGAAACGATCGGGCGGCGCGTCGCCGCTGCTGCTTTGAACATGTTGGACGCGCGCCTCGAACCCGCCGACGAACGCGGTTCGCAGATTCGCATCGTTCGCGTAAGGCGCGTCCGGCACCTTCCACGTAATGACCTTGCCGAGCTTGTCGAACTGAAGCGTTCGACCCTTCTCCGGCGACGCCTTCGCCGCGCGCGAGCTGGTGCCTTCCGTTTTCAGGGGCGCCGCTTTCTTCTTCGCCATCATCGGTTCCAATCTGAGGGATCGAAATCACTCTCCACCGTGCCCGCGCCCTCGAACGGGTCGGCGTTGTGTAACGCGCCGCGATTGCGTCGCGCTCGTCTAAGAATGTCCTTCGGCATATCCGCGATCGCGAAGGTTTGGAACAGGGCGTCGCCCAGGTCCGGCGACCGGCCGAGTCTCGCCTTGATCATTTCCTTCGGCTCGATCACGAATTTACCGTTCACGAACGAGTATGTCGGCGTGATCAGCTCGCCGATCATTTCGGGAATATACGGCAATTCGGCGCCTGACTTCACCCATTCGGCGCCGAGCATCCAGAATTCCGCGCGCCGGTTCCTGAAGCGCGGATCGATCGCCGGGTCCGAATAGACCACCGGGATCGGCCCGTGCCCGGACGCGACGAGGTTGTCAATGACGCCGTGCCCCCAATGCCCGGTATCGTCCACGAACGTCAAGACCTCGTCGCCCTGCCCGTAGTCCGCGATCGCCTTCGCCGCGCGAGCCGCGATCGCTGTCGTGCGCGCATTGCGAAGGACCAACGGCCGGAAGGCCGCGAGCCCTTGCCGCGGGAAGATCACGGTTCGATCGTCGCCGAACCGCGCCACGTCGATCCCGAGCCGCTTCTGCGCCCACTCGTAAGCCGACAACGGAAGGCGCCGCTTCATCGCCGCTTCGACCTCTTCGGCGCCGAGCAACGCATTGATCGAGCTGGGCGGGAACTCGCCGAGAACGTTCACCATGACCCACGGGTTCTCGCGGCCGTAGTTTGCGATCTGCTCCTTCGCCCACTTCAACGGGGTAAGACCGTCCTTGCTCATCTTCGCGGCGCGGCCGTGATGAACCCACGCCTTCGGGTTGTCGGGATCGCCCGTGATCGTGATCACCTTCCACAAGTGCCGCTGGGTCGTGCAGGCCGTGTATAGCGGGCCTTCGAGCTTCGTCGGGTTGCCCGCTTGAACGATATGGCCTTCGACGCAGCTCGCGAGGACCGCTTCAACGGTTGCCATGACGCCCATCGGGATATCGCCCGACTCGTCGAGCACGCCCATAACGTAGTCTTCGTGCAGACCGGCGAGCGCGTTCGCCTGAGCCGCGGGGTCTGCCGACTTCGGCCAGGTGCGCGCTTGGCACCACCACGTCGCCGAATACGCTTTATGGACTACTTGGGTCTTCGTCCAAGTGAACGTCGCCGATAGGAATTGCGATCGGCTCATCCACTTCGCCAGCTCCGGCCACAGGTTCGACGCCAGGTTGTCGCCCGTGATCGACGTGGCGCCGATCCTCGGATGCGGGCGCGTCGCGAGGAAGTTCAGAATGATCCACGCGAGAACGGTTGTCTTACCCGGCCCCTTGCACGCCTTCATCGCGAGCCGCGGGGATCGAGGGTAGAGGCTCAGGGCTTCATGCTGCCAGGGGTCCGGCTCCGCTTGAAACTCCTCGCGCACGAACGCGACCGGGTCTTCGCGCCAACGGCGAAGGGTCGCGTTCGCGTAATCGTGATCGGTCACTTCCGATCGGCCTTCTTGATCCAGAACTTCGACGCGACCGATTCGACGCGCTCGACACGGTGCAACAGCTTCGAGCCGTTTACTTCGATGAAGTGTGTATTCGGCGAATTGTCGCGCGGGACCGTTCCCTGCACTTCATAGATCCGCGTCCCGCCGCGGAACCGAACCCAATCGCCGATCTCGACCTTCACAGCTTGCCCCAGGTGCCCCAGAAGACAATGAGCGCCAAGATCAGCACCGCGGGCCATAGCGGCATCTTGTCGAACGCGCTCGCCGCGATGATTGCCAGCACCACGATCAGAAGAATCGGTAACACCATTAGACCGCCTCCCTTTTCAGCTTCGAGCCGTCTTGCTCGCGAAACAGCGTATCGACAAAGATTCGACGACTCCCGCCGACCGTGCGAAGCCACTCGACCTTCTTAGCTTACATCCAGTTGTAGATGGTGCGACGACTCACGCCCGCGATCTCGCACGCTTTTAGAATCGAGACGGTTTGTCGTTCGCCCACCTTTACCCCCTGCAACGTGTGATCGTGAGATTGATCCAGCCGAAGACGCCCGCGGCGCCTACGATCCGGGTCGTATCAGGCGAAGCCCCGCTGGTGCAGTGCTCGGCGGAGCCAGCCGCGAAAAAGGGGCTCTATTGCTTTCAGGACCTCTGCCCGCCGCGTTGAATGCCTGCAGCCCGGCTTCGTAGGTTGACCCGAACGGCACGGCGAAGAGTGGGCCCGTCCCCGGATCGTTCCATTGACACACGCGCCCGGCGTTGTCGGGATCGTCCCATATCGCGCGCGAGGGATTCACCGGCAGGCCCGCGACCGGCGTCGGCGGAGCCAGGTTGCACGTAATCGCGCCGATCTGGAAATCAAAGAACGACAACGGCGTCGACGCGGGCGGAGTCATCGCCGGATAGATGTTCAAGCGATAGCCGTCGATTGCTTGCGCGAGCGCGTTCGACGGCGCGGCCAGGACGGCGAGAAGGATCAACGATCGAACGATGGTCTGTGTTTTCATGGCCTGCATTCTACCGGATGCGAAGGCCGGTCGGCGCAACGCTCGGCGGTTCGAGATCCATCGGCACGCGACGCCATAGCTCCGACGTATGCGGGTCGATCCCGATGTAGTGCTCTTGATTCGTGCCCCAGGTGCCCGGCGCCGGGAGCTTTCCCATTTCGGTTGTTGCGAAGTGATACTCGCCGAACGGCATCGACACGACGCGCTCGGCCACGTCGATCCGGCAATGCTCGCCGACCGTCTTCGGGTCCGGCCAGAAGACCGTCCGCGGGTTGACCAGGCGATCGACCAGCACGCCGACGACGAGCCCAGCCTGCCCGCATATCGGCGCGCGAACCTCCATCGGCGGAACGTAGCCGCCCCCACCCGTGAGGACGAACCAAAGCGCCACGTAATCCATTACCCCTCCAGAATCAGATCGTCCCAACATTCCACGCATAGCCCCACGTCGTCGGTCGTTCGACGCGCCACCGGCGCCTCGCCGCAATTCTCGCAACTGTCGTCGTCGGCCGTCTCGCACTCGCAATCGTCGATCGAGAACAGGAACCCGTGATGACAGTTGCAACAATGCACGTCGGCCGCGGTCCCGTGTTGACACACCACGTCGGCACCGGGCCCGGCTTGCGACCAGATCGGCACCCACGGCGCCCCGACGTTCTGGCTCACCGATACACCCGACGCGCCTCGCGAAAGCCAGGCACTCGACGCCATACCTCGATCGGTTGGTCCGCGCTCTCGATCGCCAGGCGTCGCATTGTGACCGGAACACTCGTTTCGTAGATGCCAGGCGCCCCGGTCGGGATCAACTCGATCGGCATGATCGGAAGATCGATCTCGCGAATAGGCGCCACTACGATCGACGACGCCGGTTTGCCGGAGTGACGCAATTCGCGCCATCGCGGCTGATCCACCTCTCGAACGACAATCGCAAATTGTCGCCGGTTAACGCACGCCCGCGGCACTGACAGGAACCCGAGCCGAAGGCCCGGCGTGCAGCAACAATGCACCGGAAGAATAACCTCGTCCATACGCTGAGCCTTCCTCATTTTCCGGCCTGATTACAGTAATTCACCGAACAGCCGCGCGACGATGATCAGCAGCATCACGCCGAGCACAATCGACGCGACCAGGCCGACGAAACCCGCGCCGATCATCGCCCCGAACTTCAGACCCGCGATCACCGCTTCCATTGAGCCCCCTCAGTTGTTGGCCTTCAGTTCCGCTTCCAGCTCGCGCCGATACTCTTGCAGCTCGCGGCCGATGCCTTGAAGGTGCGTCACGCATTCGCCTTCGCTGAGCCCGTGATCTTCGGCCGCTTCGCCGACCGCCATATTCTGATCGAACATATAGGCCGCTCCGGCGTAGAAGCACATTCGAGCGCGCGACACTTCGAGCGCGGGCGCGTCGGCCGGAATGACTCTCTTCGAGAACTCCGTCCAACACTGGCCGAGCGTCTTTAGCTCGTATTTTGTTTTGCCGCCGCCCTTCGCGCCGCCGCGCATCGATCGAAACATTGGCTTCACTCCTTCGGCCGAGACTTGTCGGCCAGGTATTTCACATGGTCGAACGCCAACGAGATATCGAGCTTCTTCTTTATGCGGCCGTGGCTCTCCGCGATCAGCTCCGCGGCCCGCATCTTGTCGTAAAACACGATCGACCCGTCCGCTTTGATGCCCTTCACCACGAGCGCCACGTCCTCGGGCCAGTCCTTCATCGGCAAGGGCAGGCCCGTTGTTTTGTCGAGCATCAGCCGGGGATCGATCCTCAAGACTCGCGAGATCACGGCCATTGCTTCTTCGGCCGTCGCCTCCGCGACCGCGAGGATCTTCTCCCCCCGCTCCTGAATGAACGCCTTTACCTTTGCGGAGCTTAGCAAGCGGGACGCGCAGGCATCCGTGACCGAATCCTTACGCTTGCCCGGCATGGCCTCGTTGTAAGCCGCTCGCGCATTGTTGCCGTTCCCCAGGTAGATCAAGGCAAAGAGCTTATGGTTCGGCCGCAATGGGCCCCGCCCTTCGCCTGATCGGTTCTTCTTCTTTGCCATCGGGCGAACGTCAATCCCGCGGGTCGGCCGGAACCCGATGGTTCGGCGCCATCAGGTCGGCGACGTTCTTCGCGTGCTCGCTCGGGCCCTGAGCCTCCTCGAATTTGCGCTTCAGCTCCGCCATATGGTCGGCGAACCGGATCGCGTCCGCGGCCATTCCCTCGACGATGCCCGCCACGCTCTCCACGGCGTCGGCTATGACGTTGTATTTTCCGTCGCCCGCCTCGTTGGCGAGCCCGTTCATTCGCGCCCTGATCGCCTGCAACGCCGCGACGTGCCCTTCCAGAATCTCGCGTTCCATGTCTGCCTCCTCTAAACGGTCAATGCCTTTGACGCCGTTCCTAATGATTCTAGGGTTTTTAGTTCCCTCTCTACGAAACGCTGCTGCGCCAGTAGCCAGGCTTTCCAGCACTTTCGGCATTTTCGATGACGGTGAAGCTCTCCGTCGCCGCAAATGATGCACTGCTTCGCCGCGGCCCTTTCGCGTTGCCACCGGAGCTGTTTACTCACTTTGCGGCCGGTCATAGCTTCCTGTGCCTGCTCACTGGCTGAAGTAACCGGCGATCGCTCATTGACTTGATATCGCCGAGCATGATCCGCCGCTCGTTGCCGTCGCCGTCCTCGAAGATTAGGACTTTGCCCGCTGTCTTCTCTTTGAATTTCAATTCGACGACCTCGCCGGACTTCAAGCGCACACGGCACCACCGGCCGCGAGCCGTCGCACTGTGCGGAGCCCCGCGCGCCATTAGAACCCGAACCCCGTTGCGATCGGTTCGCTGAGGAGCTTCGCCGCAAGCTCGCAACTCTTTTCGTCTGTGTCCATGCCGATCCCTCGACGGCCTGTCGCCCGCGCGATTCGCAACGTCGTTCCCGAGCCCAGGAACGGATCGACGACGAGCCCACCGATCGGCGCGAACGGGACGAGCCACCGAAGCACCGGCTCGGGCTTCTCGGCAATGTGATCCTTCTCGCCGACCGGCGCGCACTTGATCACGTTCTGCGGACTGTGATCGTTCTCGCGCGACCACGATCCGTTCGTCGCCCAGACGACATACTCGGCCGATTGCGAGAGCCCGCCGCGTTGCATCCTGATCCCCGGCTTCCACCACGTTCCGATCCCGCGCCATACCCACCCGCCCGATTGAATCGCGTCGGTCATGGTCGGGAGCTGTCGCCAGTCCGTGAAGATAACGGCGTGCGCTTCCGGCTTCGCACGCGCGACCGCGAACGCGAGCCACAGACTCGACCAGGCGAAGAACGCCCGCTGGTCCCGGTTGTCGCCGGAGAATTCAGGCCGGACGGTTTGCGTCGAGCTGTTTACATACTTCTCGATCGTCGAGCGCATGCGATCGGATCGATACTGCCCGCCGCTCGAATAGGGCGGGTCCGTGATCAAGGCGTCGAACGGCTCGACCTCCGGCAACAATTCGAGCGCGTCGAGGGGTGGGACGTGTTCGGCAACGACGCGAAGCTCTGGACCCGCGAAGAATTCAAACCGCCGATCGAGGTGCCCGATGATGACGTCCCGTTCTGATCTCGAATTCGTGACGGTGCAATTCACGGCCGAGGAGTGGGTCGAACTGAGTCGCGAGCACACCGCGAAGAAGGCGGGCGGCGCGTTGATCGTGCTTCGGAAGGTTCTTCAGGCTACGCGCCGCCCTGAGCTGACAGCCACGCTCTCGCCGTCATTGATCATGCAGATCGAAGGCCATAACGCGAATTGGCGCAGCTTCGGCACATACCAGAAACTCTTCCGAATCGTGCTCGCCGCGGTCGAGCGCACCGAGTTGCTCGATGTAGAGCAAGCCGAGGGCGAGCCGAGTGCGTGCGATGTCAGGATATTCTGGCCCCCAGCTCGCGGTCGCCGATGACGAGCGAGCCCTGGCACTGGGCATCGCGAGCTGGGG